GCACATCGACGGTGCACGTAAGCAGATACACCGGACCGCCGCAAAAGCGCTCGGCCCATTTGTTGGGGATCTGCCCGATCGTGTACTCTTTGCGCCGGTGCGCCGAGACTTGCTCAAAGCGAACCTTTTCGCCGCGGAGCTCGAACGACTCGCCGAGGTCGTTGTTATAGAACGCCTGCAGCACGCCGAGATCCTTCGGCCGGTTCGCTTTGACGTCCCAGGCGTCGAGCCAACCGCGAACCATTTGCTCGAACGATTTCATTCCGACGGGCGAGCATAACCCCGGTATGTGATAGCTCCGGTGGTTAGGGTCGGATGCGACCGCGGTCGGCCGCCACTCGGCGCCGTGCTCGGGCGCGAGGAGTCGCGTCTTATCGTCGTTCGTGTGCGGGTGTTGGCACTCTTGGCAGAGGTAGCGGACGGAGTCGGGCACGAGGTGCCCTAGGCCGTCGAGCTCCCAAACTATCCCCGACACGACGCCCGAGGCATCGATCACGCGCCAGCGTAAAACCTGCGCGAAGTTGCACTTAAGGCACCGGACGAAGTAACGGCGTTGATCGCCGCGGTCAAACCTCGACTCGATCTTCGACGCGCCTTTGATTAGCGGCGTCGATATGTCGAGGATCTTTGAGCTGAGCTTAAAGCCGTCGGTACGCGCCGCCGATAGTTTGAGCGGGTCGCCGTCTTTGCCAACGGTATCCGGCCAGCCGTCGATCTCGTCGCGTAGCAAATACTGGATCGAAATAGAGCGTAGCTTGTTCGCGTTTTGCGCGCCGAACGGGATTAGGTACCCGCCGCCCGCCCACTCGATCTTTTTATCAGTCTTGCCAGTCTTGCGGGTGTTGCGATCGTCGGCCGACTTGATCAAATGATCCAGGCCGGAATGCTGGATCATCGGCGTGATATACGACTCGAGCCGCAGCTTCGCGAGCTCGGCGTCGGCCGTAACCAGCATGACCGGCGCGGTCGTTACGTGTTCGATCAGATAACCGATCGCGTTCTCGAGTACGCCGACGGTCGCGCCGATCTGAGCGCCTTTCATTACCGAGACTTCGCGGATCGGCGAGTCGACGCTAAGGCAGTCAACGATCTCTTTTAGATACGGCGTGACGGCGAAGTCATAGTAACCCGCCATCGGGGTTACAGACGGCGGCAGATAGCGCCGCTTTTCCGCCCACTCCGACGGCCGTAGGATAACCCTCGAGCTCGTCAAGCCTTCGATCTGCTGCGCTAGCCACTCGCGTTGATCGCGTTCGAAGTCGTCAAGCGTTTCTAAGGACACGCGCCGCGGTTTCTTTAACGGGTTGTAACTGCGACGACAGAAGATCGACGGCGATCTTTTCGCCGTCTTCGACACTGCCGCCCGCCTTAACGTGCGACGTCAGGCGCAGCACGATCGTGCGCGCGGTGTCGCTAAGTAGGCGCTTGCACAGACCGTCTATAATCCCGATTAGGTGCGTCGCGACGAGCTCACGTTTAATTAGCTTGCCTTCGGTGACGCCGTTATCGAGCCAGGTCTTTCGAGTGGTTTCGATCTTCGCGCACGCGCTAAGGTGATTGCTGAATTGCTCGACCGTACCGAAGCGACGAACGATCTCGCCTAGCGTCAAGCTGTCGAGCGACGGCGCGTAGCCTGCGGCGTCGAGCTCGGGCGGCGGCGCGCCGCGCTTGTGCGGGGCGGCTACGGCGGGTGCATCGGTGGGGGGCGTCGGTGCCGCCGTGCGGCCTCGACCCGGTTTAGGGGGGGCGGGCGGAACGGCTGGCGCCGCGGGGGCGGGTTTGCCCGAGGGCGTCGGTGCGGCGGCCGCACGGGCCGCGCGGGCCTGGTGCTTCGCTAGGAAGGCGACCGCGACGGGCGCGTCGATATCCACGCCGGTGCCGGCGGCGGCTGGCGCGCCCGGCCCGCTTAGCCATTTGGTAACGGCTGCCTTGGAGACTTGGGCCGCACGGGCGAGCTCGGCCCGCGTTAGGATACGCTTCGGTTGCATGGTCACGCGCTACGCAAAAACTGCGACGAGTAAACTTTGCATAGGCGCGAATTGCCGTTCGCAGCAGAAGTTAACCAAAATGTCAAGATCAAAATTTGCGAAAAGCGCGAGGGTTTGAATGATAACTGCGCACATATCCCCACCTCGTTACAGTACCTGTGAAATTTATACAGCATAACTGTATGTCATCATAAGTCTGTTTTGGTGTGTATTCTTTGCGTAGTTAATCAATCATGTAAAAAATGCATACTAGATCGCGAATGGATCTCAGTATCCGAGAACCCTGCTGCGTCTTAGCTGCTTTAGGAGTTCTGCATTGTGTATCGCTTCGAGCTTGCCTTTAATGCTCGCAAGCGACCTATGCAGCGTGGGCTCTGGTTTCACTCGAACGGAACCTCGAGACATGTCCCACAGCATGCGCAATCGCACCTTGCGTTTGCCCCCAGAAACACTGAATAGCCCTTTGCCCCCTCGCTTTCTCTCAAGCAATACGACATTTTTACCCCTAGCTATGGCGACTGCTATAGCCACGGCATTACGTCGTTTCTTGCTACCTGTAGGCTTCCCCGTCTTCAGTGCGTTAAGTGCCCCTAGCTTGTTACCTGCGCGTACTAGGCGCGTGCGCTTGTTCGACCCTGCCTTTTGACCTGCGGCCGAAGGTGCGGGGATCGGCTTATGCTTGCCCCCTCGTATGGTCGCGCCTTCTTCTTGCTCATCGAGGTACGCAGCGACTGAACCCGTTACGGCCTGCATGGTCGCGACGTTTAGACTCGTCGCCTTTTCGACCCGGATCGATCGCTCCGTGTAATTGTTACGGAGGATAAAAGACCGCTTGATCTCGCCTTGCCAGGCTTCGCGCAGGGCGAAAGCGGAGCTCGTCAGAGCCGCGCGCAGGGCAAAAGGCACAGACCGACGGGCGAAGGTCTGCAGGTCGCTTTGCAGCTTGTCGAAGTCTTTTAGCTCGACCTCGACACGCACAGCGCCCCCGCTAGCGCCGCGTAGGCGGCGAGGTAGACCCGTCGGGCGAGCTCGGGCCGGCGTAGCACGGCGCAAGCGCAGTAAAGCGCCAGCGTAGCCGCTAGGGGCCGGGCGTGACGCTCGAGATAGGCGGCGGGATTGAACATTTTAGGATCGGAGCTTCGCGCTTGAATTGCACAAGCGACCGGCCGCTTACAAGGCGGCTGCTCTGCTGTCTGAGCTAGCGAAGCGGGGAAAAAGAGGCCGACACGCCCGACACGCCCCCCGATATGCTCTAAGGGTTCGGAGGCGCGCCGGCCTGAAGTTTAGAAGAGGTCAGCCGCCGCAGCGCCTAACGCTTTCAAGCGCGCGCAAACCGGCTCAGTTATCCTGCCCTCTCATACTTATACGTCGAGTTCCGCCAGGTGCTGTCTTATCTCGTCGATATGAAACAGTTTTTTCTGACCTCGGCGAATGAAAGGAACTTGGCACCTGGCGGCTAAATCTACCAGTGTCCTGCGTGGCACACCCGTCAGCTTAGATAGCGCGCCCAAAGTGATTAATCGCGCTTCGTCGACGTGCTTGGTTCGTATGACCTCCGCGCCGCCCATTACGAATCGACCGGAGTCGAGCGCATAGGCGATCTGCTGCTCGTTCAAAAGGTACAGGCAAAGATCCATAAACTGTCGCGGCATAAACCAGTTACGGCCTGGTTTGATCAGCAAAACTAGCGGCTCGGCCCGCCTCTCTAACTTCTTAAGGTCGAAGTCCTCGACCGAGTGCCGCGCCGCATTTGCGATGGCGCCTTCGACTATACTCATTGAAGATACTCACGGTGTGCCGCGCGGAGCTGCGCCTCTGTCACGTCTGGCAACTCTCTAACCGGCGTATAGACACGCCGCAAAAACTCTTGCGTCAGCCATGGCAAGCTGACCAGCCGGCGCCATACTCGACGAGCCCGGGCAATACTAGCGAGGTTGTTTATCAAAGCGTCTTCCTGCCTACCCGCGTCGGCCAGCCCGTTTTTTGCGGCCTTCACGGTCATGGCTTGGCTACTAGCGTCGTCTGGGTGCGCGTCGTTAGCGTCTTCTATGTGCTTGCTGGCTATGCTGTTACTCGGGCTCGAGTTGAAAAGGTGTGTCATGTCGCTAGTGCTGCGCACGCCGCACACGTAATCGAAGCAACCGAAATACAGATCAAGATCCTCTTGATACAGCTCGGGATCTTTGGAATCTCGCGCACGGATCAAAATGTGTTTCTTCAAGGTTCGTCCGCTATGTGCTGGCCGAATGATTCGTCTTCGAGGTGCTCGTCGTCGCCGTAGCCCATATGTCGGCGGTACTCGTCGAGCTCTTTCCAGTTCTTAGGTACCGGATCCGCCTCGTTTGCGTCGAGCACGTCCCACGCCATTCGATCGACGTGCGCGACCTCGAGCGCCGCGCCGAACCTGTGGCGGCACTTGCAGCAAGTGAAAATGTAACACTTACCCGACTCGGTCAGCCTGCCGACTGCGCCGTCGCGTGCGTCGCACATTGGACACGATCGCGTAAGAACGTCTTTAATCATTCGTACTTTCCCTGAACTTCGCGATTACTGCGGCCACCCGCTTGTAACGCCCCCTAAAGTCGTCGAGCGCGTCGCCGGTTAGAAACTCGTCGACGGTCTTAGTCTTCTTCCGGTAGTTGCAGCTCTTGCAGCTCAGAACGACGTTATCGGCGCCCGTCCAACCGCCGCGCGAGATCGGGATCATGTGTTCGAGGTGCATCGGGCCCGACTTGGCCTCGCAATACATGCAGCCGTTACAGGCTTTGCGAATGGCTAACCATTGACCCGTGGTCAAGGTCGCTTTTGATGAGCCGTCACGATCTAGATTTTTGGATACGACAGAACTGTCGCGCGCGGCCGGCGTGCTGGCGCACCCGAGCTTAACGCGCTCGAAATCGACGATTTGATAGCCCTCTTCTTCGAGCTCCCAGCGCTGTTCCCTTGCGAGGTCACGGCGGATCTCTTGCCAGTCGTACGCGTCGAAGTAGATCTCACGCGTCGTGTCTCGGTATTCTTTTCTCACGTAAACACCTCGACGTCGTCGTCGTCGATCTCGTCTAGATCGTCGTCATCGTCCAACCCCGGCGGCGTAACCGGCGTGTTGCAGGTTGCGAAAAGCATCGCCACCCGCCGCCCGCAATCCGCGCAGCAGAACTTACCCCGGTGTATCGTTAGGCCGAAGCGCCCCGGCACGCCCTTACCGATAATTAGCGGCACCCGCGGCAGTACGTCGCAGAGCTCACCGCAGAGCGTACAAGCGTACATCATAGGGGCGGCGCCCCGATGCCATAACGCGACTGCAGCTCGACGAGGGCGTCGACCTGACGGCTAGTCGCCTCGTGCGCTTCGGTCTCGAGCTCTAGCGCCGCTTGCCACGCTAACGACGCCTGGCGCTCGACTTCGAGCTCGGCGACAGCCTCCGCATAAAGCGTGTGCTCGTTCCAGATCGTGGCTTCGAGGTCGACCCGTTCAAACGCTCGAGTTAGACGCTCGGCTTCAAGCTCGCGCTTAACCTCGGCGAGCTCGTACCGCAACCGACGCACCTCGGCCTCGGCTACCTCGAGCCGCGCTGCAATGGCGTAATCCGTTACGTCTTCTGCCATGGTGGCTAGAACCATGCCAGAGTTTATTTAGCGCGTCAAGTTTAACCGGAGCGGAAACGCCTAGCGTGGGCCGAGCCGCGATCGACGGGCCGACCGTGCCGCGTGACGCACTTCGAGCCGCGCGGCGCGTGGCACGCAGGGCAGGCCCGCTTAACGGCAAGGCGCTCCGCGTCGGTGTCCGGCTCCCACGGGTGCGTTACCGTTGGCCGTGGCAGGCGCGCCGCGTGAAAGGCACCGCGATCCACGGGAAGGCCCCAAACCGTCACGCACTGACAGTAAGCCGGCGCTTTGCAGTACGGACACGGCCGCGCCGCGGCCGATCGTTCGTCGGCCGTTTCGGGTTTCCAGGGATAGGCGATCTCGGGCATTGCCCCTCAGGGCTACCACAATTTAACTCTGCTCGCCACCGCGGCCCGAACCGCGGCCCGCGGACTGCACCGGGCATTTCTTAAAAAGGCGCGGCGCGGTCCGAAGGCCCGGGTTTAATTTTTAGCTCCGGCGCGCCCGCCGTCGCGAGCCTAAAACTTTTAGTGTGTCCGTACTTGAAGGTACGACACACCCTTAAGGGGTGTTAGGGAAACGCGGAACGACGCTTTTTATGCCCTAATTCGGGAAACGCGACGGACACACCGGAAAACATGCCCGGGAAAAACGCGGAACGGCGGAACGACGGAAAACATGCCCGATTTCTATTTGGTGTCGTGCAAAAACATGCCCGGACCGCCGATCTCGGGAAATACCTAAATGAGGGGCGGTTTCGTCACTTTTGGCCGCATTTCTCACTTTAGAATTATTTCCCTAATGATTTCGGATTTATAGCTAATTACCCGAACCGACTGACACAATTGTTTTTTAGCTATGTGGCGTTTTAGCCTTTCCATTCTGTGAATTAATTACTATGCTATTTTGGATTTAGGTCGGTCGATTTTAATTGCAGCGCGCCATCGCATGTCTATGTTAGGTGGCATGACCAGTAAGAAGTCTAACCCCCGTAAACCCGAGCCGCGGTCCGCGTCACGTGAGGCGCCTGGTAGCGGCACGCTCCCTAAGACTCCCGCCCCGACCGTCTTACCCGCCGCCGCGGCTAAACTCTCGCCCGAAGACGAAGCGCGGCTACATCAACTCGTCTTAGCCGTCGAGACCGAAGACGGCATGGTAAACCCGCCCGAATGGGTTTACGTCGCCGACCTCGCGAAGCGCCGGGGGTACCTGCGCGAGCACGCGCTTAGGC